ACAAATTCTGATAATTTTACAATGCTAATCATTTATGAACAAAACTCCTTCCTGTTGAAGATACTACTGCATAACGTGATGGTGTGTGAAAAGATTCTCTCAAAGATTTAACTACATCGTCTACCGCTCGTTCATCAATAAATCCTTTGTGCTTTTTATGTCTTTGCAAAAAATCAATATATGGAGCAACTCTCTTATCGAAAACAATAGAGAATTGATTCTTAACCACAAAATCTACTTTAGTGGCATTATTTCTTAAGTTTCCTGTTCTATAAGGAAAACTAGGATTAGACTTGACTTTTGCTAAAGCGTTATAACCTAAACGTTGAACTACATCGTCCCTCATGCTAATGTGATAATCTTAAACGCATTTTTTTCTGAATGCATTTTAGAAAATCTCCCTCCTCCTAATTCGTTTTGATTATTGGCATCATAAGCAATTCTTTCAATGAGATACATATCACCTTGAAATTCTACGTAGCCTTTTAATTCTTTGGCTTCTAATCTTGTGTATATTTGTTTTGAATTCGTTCTGAGAACAAACCTTGTTTTAGCTGTCATTAAGCCAATAACTCGTTGGTTCATGAGTTTTTCTTTTTCGCCAACTAATTGTGCTCTAAAAGTAATAAATTCTTCACGTTCCTCCATTGTGTTTGGGTATCTAGCGAAGAATTTGCACACATAATATTGACCGTTAAGCAACGACATTAGTAATCCCTCACTGTATATTTATTTGCTTCCAATCTTACTCCATAATCTGCTGGGTATAATAAGTTGAAATCACTACTTGCGTTCATTAAGATTTGCTCAACTAACGGACTAACTTGTGATTGAACTTGTCTTGACCTCATCATTTGACCACCTGACTTAAAATCAATTCCAATTTGATTAACTACATCATTACCACCTGATGCGAGGTCATACATAAGCTGCGCTAGAAGAGCTTCTTTTAGTGGATTGAGGAATCTACTGTCTTTTGCTAATAAGTATTCTACTAAGTCTTTGTTTTCTAAAGGAATTCTGTTATAAATATAATTGTATACGACTAACGATTGAAGTTTTAATTGCATGACTGTGCTAGTTTCATTTCCATATTCTTCTACTACGTTTCCTAAATCTTCAGTGTCAGAAATATCTAAATGCCAACGATGAGTATATTTATTGTAAGTCATATTTTTCTCCTATTAGGCGAATCAGGGAAGCTAGTGTAAAACTGAACTTGGGGGAAAGGTGGTAAAACCACTAACTTCCCTAACTCTTTTTATTTACTTAATTACGATAAGGTGAATGTTCCAGAGGAACGCACAACTGTGACGTTTCCAAGGTCATCCGCAACTTTGACGTATAAGTAGTTGGCAGTTAAACCGGTTTGTGTAGCGGTTGTTCCACCGACGGCACTGATAGCAGCTTTTTTAGTTGCTGCAGCGTATGCAGTATCAAATCCAACGAGTGTTTGTTTGACAGTAGCAGTCGCTGAATAAAAGTATGCAGAAGCTTTAAGGGTTCGTCCAGTAGCAAGTGCAACAGTAATAACTGGAGCAGCAGTTCCACTTTGAACGTTAAGCGTTGCAGTTGGTTTCAAACGTGAACCAGGAGCAAGAATTTTGGTCGTGACTTCAGCAACTTGTGGGACAGTGAATCCAGATTTGACTAAGAATACGTTGCCTTTTGGATAGAAAACTTCGAAACCCATACGGCAGTCTGGTTGGATTAAAATACCTTGAGCGGCGATTGCATCGACAATCTTGATATTTTCTTCTAACGCAATACCACGAGCATTGGCCATAGGCGAAGAGATATAACCATAAACATCATCAAGTTCTCCAGCTGGGAAACCGAGATATTTTTCGGCTAATTGCCACACTAAGTCAGCAGCCATATAAACAGGGACTGCATCAACTACACCGATAAAACCATTACGTTGGTCACGAGCTGAACCAGTATCAAGAGTTCCTTTTGCAAGAATATCTTGAGCATAGTTAGAACCACCAACAAAAATGTTATTGGCTTTGAAGAAATATGGACGAAGCATCGTGCGAATAACAGCAACACGACCTTCTAATGGGAACATATCAACTGCGTTATCAACATCACCTTGGTCTAATTTAGCATTAGCTTCAATGAATTTGTCACGTAAGTGAGTAGCATCTGTTGACGCTAAATCAACTTCAACTAATTGAGACGCAATTAAGGATTTTGCAACTTTACCAGCAATTGTCATTGCGTTAATGTTGCGATAAACTAATTGTGAATAGTGTTTAGTTTCTTCTTCTAAAAGATTGACAGGAATCATGTCTTTCGTAGTATTACGAATAGCGATTGGTTTGTCAATGATAGTTAATACATCTAAACCATATTCAATGGTCGAAGGAGCTTCAAAACCTTCTGGGAATGGAAGACCGTTGTGGTCTGCACCATAAGAACGAGCTTCTTGAGTAAGCGGTAAAACACGAAGAACGTTAATGCGACCGCCTTTAGTATCTTTCGCAAAACGTTGTGTGACACCTTCGCCATCATTTTCGATAATGTTTTGTGCGACTGTGCGTAAGATTTCGTTCGTTAAAATTAAACGAGCATGAACTGAATTGATAAACGGTTGTCCGTAATCACTTAAAAAGTTTGGCATACGTTATTTTCCTCCTAGTAGCCACCGAGTTTTTTGGCTAACATATCGGTGATGTTAGGTTCAGACTCAACCATTTTTCCGGGCTTGCCTTTTTGCCCAACCGATTCGTCTTCTTTTTCAGCTTCTTCTTCGCTTATCGGTTCGCGAATTGCGACTCCTTCCAGCATTTTCTTAATAGCTTCAATTGATTCGCGTAATGAAGAGATTTCGTTTTGAATTCCAATCATTGCTTCATCGTGTTGAGTATTTTGTAATTCTGGTTCTGCAGCTACAGCTTCTAAATCTTCTGGCAGAGGCATTTGTTCAGGAGCAGGCATATTTTCTTCCGCTTCAACTGGCATTTCTTCTGCAGGCATTTCTTTTGCTGGCGGCATAGGAGCTTCGATTCCAGCTTCAGCTTCTAGAGCTTGCATATCTGGACTTTCTGCTGCTTCTTCTGCTGGGGTTTCTGTTGGTTCCTCTTCGGTGGCATACTTCCCTGCAAGTTCTGCTAGCATGGCTTTGTCTTCTTCAGAAAGTTGGTCTTCAGGTATTGAAGCCAGCGTTTCGAGAATTTGTTTCAAATCCATAACTTTCCTCCTATTGGATTTTACACTCATCGTTGTTCATCAAATCTTTCTATCCGCTCATGTCCTGAATCAAGACTTCCACGAGATTCAATAAAGGAATTTAGTGCTGTGAGTTTTAATCAACTAGTTTTGCTCACTAACTAGGCAACTTTTAACAACTCGTCTGGAATAGAGATACGATCAGGATAGTATGCGTGAGAATTTTCTTCGCTATACTGAATGTATGCTCTTTTCTTTTCTGCGGCTAACTTCCGCAATTCACTTGACCGTTGTGGGTCTATATCTTTCAATAAGACAGCTTCGTGTTTTAACTTGAAGATTTGTCTTTCCATTGCTCTTTGTTTAGAGCTTATTTCTCTTTCTTTTTTCAGTTCAGCATCACCATAATCAAGAGGTCTGGTGCTTCCATATGTATATTGTATCATATAATGACGACAATTATAACCGAATAAACCGTTTTTGAAAATTCTTCCTTTTTTCGTTGTAGTAAATACATCTGTAGCTTTTTCTATTGGAAAGAACTTATTTCCGTCTTGAGTTCCTGTTGTTCCATCAAGACTATATAATTTGCCTTGCCAAGGAGCACAACGTTTGCTAGCGTCTGAGTGTGTTGATACCCACACAAGCTTAGCTCCGCCTTCTTTGAATTCGTTCATAGAATCTTCGTGATATTGTTTTCTCAAACTAAGTTCTACTAGCGAACGTAAAGACAACGCGCTACGTTCTGTTCCTTCTTTGATTGCAACTTTAGCCATAGCAACAAAACCTTGTCTTAGTTTCTTGTAATAGTTAACGATTGGAATTGCACCTTTTTGAGACATCCAAGTTCCTTCGTTAGACACATCGTAAATGTTATCTATGTTAACGTTCTTTGCATTCTCTAAAAATACAGCAATAAATTCCTTAGGAGAATCTACTTTTCGTTTCAATAATTCTTTAGTAATTCTTTGAGCTTCTGGAAAACCTAAAGTGGCAGTTGATTTTATTTGCAAAAACAATCTCATCTTATATGTTCTTAATCCACGTAAGATTTCATCTCTATAATAAAATCCTTGTGGAATAGTTTTCATGAATTGTTGGATGAGTTTTTCTGATTGAACGTTAATTGACGAAAAGTCTAAAAGCTTTAATGCCCCATTCTTAACAATCAACTTCAGTTTAGTTTCTACTTCGTTGACTGCTTTCAGTATTTCTATCTTATATTCTGGTTTCATTTTTTCTTAGGTTCTTTTACCTTTTGAGCTGTAGTCTTAAGTGGAGGCACGTTTACTTTTTTTTGAATTGGTTTTAAGTTGTTCCCGTATTCCATTTTTAGTTATCTCCTTCCTTTTTTTTGACATAATGTTCTATGATTCTATAGAGTTCTTTTTCTCCTAGTTTTTCAAACTTTTCTTTAAGTGAATTTAGTTTTTCTTCTGTTGTCCAAATTGAAAAATCAAAAACACTCAATGCATAGATACATTTAGACGCATTCATGTCTTTTTTTATGTATTTCAATACAATTCTTTCTAAATCTCTTTTCACAAACTTTCCTCCTTGAGATATTTTTTATTTGTGTATTTATACAACATGAATCTTAAAAACTCATGAAGTTTATATTGTGTGTATCGCGATGGTCCATTTCCCATTCTAAACGCATCCATTCCCTTTTTTATAAGGTCATCAAAACTAGCTGTATCAAAAAAACCTCTCTTATCTAGAGAAATTCCATCAGTAATGTTGAGAAGAGCTTCTAAAACTTGTTCTCTAACACCTGTCGTATTATAATAACTTCTATAGTGTGCACCGTATTCAAGCATATATTCGTCCCATAGTCTATAAAAGTTTTCGTTCTTATTTACTTTGAAAAAATCTTTGTATTCTCCTGTTGAAAAATCTTTCATAATTTCAATTGGTTTATAATCCCAATTATAACTTCTCTTTGAACCTAAAATGTTGGCAGGATTTCCTTGATAGTTTAATTCTTCTGATGCAAAATTGTAAAAGTCAAAACCTTTTCCTTTTGTGATTCTATCAATATACCAATCACCAAGTTGTTCAATAGAATTGATGTTGTGTTTTTTCAAAAATCCACTTTCGTCTAATATTGGTAAAATACTAGTAAAAAATTCTAAATACGATAAACTGCTTTTTTCTAAATTATTTAAGTCTGGATGAATGTCTTTCATTGCTTTTGCAACAGAAATGGTGGCAGCTGTGTTAAACACTTCCATAAAAGCAATGTGGTCTTCGTTGAAACCACCTCTTCCTCCATCTTTTCCGTATTCTTCAAACGTGTGGTCTGGTGCCATCCAATTATAACTATTAACGTTCATATTATGAAGCATTTCGTGAATTGTCGTTCCTAATACTTTTTTTCTATTTAATCCGTGGTCTGCAAATGCTTTTGTGTTAAAATTCAATCCTTCGTTTTTATACGCCTGATGTTTGGTTCTTAATTGCCATTGACTAGCTACGTTTGAAGCGAGAGCGCCTTGTCGAGCACTCACGAAATTCAACTTCACCTTTTCTCCTTGCATTTTCAAAATATCTTTCACTATTTTTTTCATACCTACGACTAATTCATCGAACGAAAACCATCCATTAGACGATATTGCTTCATTATCTGTTGGAGCCATTTTTAAGTGTTTCTTAAATAAATCCATAAATGTTTTTTTAGTAGTAGCAACATCTTTGAAGTATTTTTGATTGTAAGGAAGTTTCACAAAGTTTTCTTGAATTTTTTTTCTTCTTGCAAGAAGATGTCGTCTAACAATGGGTTTCATCTGTTCTTTTTTCATATATTTAGTTTGTTCAACTTTTTGAGTTTCTGGATTGACAGTGAATTCCACAAAATCATCTGCGACATAAAAAGTTCTATACTTATATTCATCTTTCAAAACTGGTTTAGCATAAAGTTTTTTAAGATTTCCTGTTTTTTCATCGTAAATCTCTATTGTTTCATTTTCTCTAAAAAAAGTTTCCTTCAAATCTATAAACACTGGTTTTGATGAATCTCCAGCTGCATTCACTTGTTTTAACATTCCTGGGTATTGTTGTATGGACATCACTGCTTTATCTAAGTTGAAAGCTGGATGTCTTGGGTCGTCAGCATTAGATTTCTTACGACTTCCTCCGAAGTATTCGTTATCTATTTTAATAAAACTAATTTCTCCAGGATTGATTGAATAACTTCTTTGAAAATCAGTATGTGCAAGTTGATTTTCTATATTATATTCAGCTTTAACCTTAAATGGAAAAGTAGCGCTCTCTTGTCTTTGGTTAGCTATTTTTTCGTATTTAGAATAAACACGTGATGCTTCATTTGAAGCAAATGTTTCGTCTACACTACTTCCTGGAATGTTTTTGAAAGCTGATTCTATTAGTGGTCTAATTCCTTGATAAATAGTATCATCACCCTTTAGTTTAATGTTTCCATCATCGTCTACAAATTCTATTTCAGGGAAAGTGAAATTATTTTTGACAGGATTATAAAATTTGTTAGTCATTCCAGACGCTCTAAAAGCTTCTTTCAAAATGTTTTGCAAATCTTCTAAATCTGTTTCAGCTTCTCCTTTTTCGTTAACTTTTAATTTTCTAGAAGGAACTAAAACTGAGTTAAAATAACCATGAGTTGGTTTTTGTGTTTTTTCGTCAAAAAACCAATCGTGATTTTTTTCATAAGAATTAGGTTTTCCAGCTGAAGTCTTATAAGGACTATTGCCTTTTTGAATAAAGTCTGAAGGCAGTTTCATAACTCACCTTCAGGAGTTCCTTCCATAGGACCACCTTGCATCATCATGGCTTCCTGCATTTGTTTCATCTTGTCTTGTTGAATTTTCTCATAAGCTTCTTTGACTTGTTCTTCGTCTGCATCATACATCCATTCTTTTAATGCATCAAACTCACTAATGAGTCCTGCTTGTTTTTCCATTGTAATTCTTTGAAGAAGTTCGTTTGTATTGATAACACCTTCTTTGGAAAACTTAATTTCCACATCGTCTGGAAGCTTATAAAAATCTTTGACACACTTAAGCATTTTGTTGATTGGTTTTTCTGCGACAGAACGACTAATTTCAATAAATGATACAGAGTTGCTATCTTCAGACGAGACTTGCGTTGCTGTTTTTAATCCACCTGCACCTAAGAAACTGGCGATTGTGCGAGGAGATAGTTGTAAAGTCATTGCGATATTTTCGATAAGATAGTCTCGTATTTGTGCCCATTCTTGTGAACGTAAATTGAATTGAACTTGCTCAATCATTTGTTTTTCTTGACTTGTTGTTTCATAAGTCATAAACATAGATTCATCTAAACCTAAAAATGGATTTCTATCTGTAATGTTCGAAGCACTGTATTTGTTTTGTGCCATAAACTTAGGCATCAATACGATACCTTTACCTTGATACATATCTCTAAAGAAATAAGAGAACGCGATGTCATAACCCATCAAATACGATACAATGTTTTCTAACATCGATAATCCAAAAGGAGTGTTAGGTAGGCTGATATTCCCATCATCAGACGTCATTAGGTATGCACCAAGTGAGTTCTTGAATGGCAATTCTTGTTCTTTTCCTATCTCGATGATAGAATAGTCCTTTTTGATAGCGTCTCTTACTTTTTTAGGAATTGAATCCCAGGCGATAGTTTGTTTAACGTCAGTGCTATATGTATTATTGTTGAGAATGTTTCCTGCATACTTATGAACTTGATATACGATATGTGGAACTTGAACTACTTCATCATAAGATTCTAATTGATTGTTGACGTTTCGTCTGAATTTAGTTTCTCGTTGATATTTGAAAAAACGCTTTTCAACTAAATAAAAGTTAGATGTTTCTCCATTTTTAGACACATCTGTATAACCTTTTAGTAAGCACACAACTTCTTTTATATCATTACGAGCATCGACTTCGAAATAAAAATAATCTAATCGAATAGCTTCAACCCACAATTCATCATGATTAGCAATGTTGAGTTTTAACAAAGAAGTTCCTAAAGCTTTAGAAAACTTAATGGCTCGTTTGCATTCTGTTTGAAAGTTTGAATTCTTCGACCATTTAGACATAAACTTTAGCGAATTATTGTCTACGTTTTTGTCTTTTTCAGAACCAACGTTTCTAAATAATAATTCACGACCAAAAACTGATTCACCAACAGAATTGATTAAAGAGTTAGCAAAACGAGTGCTAAAAATACCATTTGTTTCTTTGTGAAAAGTAGGAACATAACCATCTAACCATTGAGCTAATCTACGAACGTTATTATAGTAATATGTATAATAAGTTGGATTGACTAAGGTATAAAAGCCTGCGTTGTTAATCCACGAATATGTTTCGTTAACGATGACTGACGATGTTTTCTGAGTTTGTGGAAACTCTTTCGTCAGAACGTTTAATTCTGTGTCTGGCATTTAGACCTCCTTTTTAGTCTTCTTTTTTGAGAATCTTAGCTTGTTCGATAAGTGCATTAATTTTCTTTTGTTGTTCTTCTGTCAATCCTGCTTTAACAGCAATTTCAATGTCGATAATCGAAGTCATCATGTTATTAAGCAAAGTCAGTGTGTCATTCATAAATCGATATACGATTTGAAATTGTTCTGCTTTGTTTAATTTTCTAACGTCTACTTCCCCTACGCGCATTTGAAGAGATTTCAATTCAATTGTCGCTTGTTCTGTTTTGTTTTCCATGTTTTATTTACCTTTTATTTTTTGGAGTATAATTCAAAAGTTGTCTTATTTCGTTTAACCTTTTATCATCTATTTGTGGTGTTTTTCCTAAAATTCTTTCTTCTGCATCGAAACTATTTTGATCGTTAGGAATGTAGTTATATTTATTTCCAGAAAAATAACCTTTATTTCCCAAAACTTCTAATACTTGATTAAAGTCTGGTTCAAGAAGACTATCAGAATCGTCATAATCACTTAACATTTGTGTAAAGAATTTCATAAAGCTATTCGGACTCATTCCTAAATGTTTAGGATTTTTATTTATAGTAGGCTTTAAGTTATTACCGTAATCCATGTTATTTACGTAAATCTAAACCCATCATTTTAGCTAATTGTTGAATGAATTTAGATTGTGCAATTTCGTATTGAACTGGACCTGCTTCTGTGTTTTTAGGAATAGGTGCAGATTTTATAATGTCTTGAAGTTTCTTATATTCAGAAATTAAGTAATCGTTGATGTCAAAACTATTTTGAGTCATTTTTGGTTTTAAGTCATTACCATACTCTTCTTGTTCTGACTTTTCTTGTAAGTAAGACAAGTCTTCTGGGTTTAAAGGTTCTTTGATTGCCATACTATTTGCCTCCAGTTTTTTGTAATGTTTTTAGAAATGAATTTTTCCAAAAGTCACGCATATAATTATCGTCGAATCCATATTTTTTTTGCATTTGGTCATAAAGGTCTTGGCCTACGTTGTATGTTTCTTCGTCATAGTCTTCGTATTCCATCAATTTAGAAAGCATTTGAGGATTAGAACCATATTGCTTCATTAAAAGATTAAAAAATTCATCTGTAGCTTTATTTGCTTTTTGTTGGTCGTAAGGTTTAATAGGTTCTGCTTCTAAAGCTGGATGAGTTGTATAAGTCGGTCTTAAATCATTACCGTGTTTCAAGTTATTTTACTCCTGGTTTTTTAGCTCTTTCGTATGGTCCATATAGTTTTTGTAATTCTTCGTATTTTTTCATAATATCAAAATATGTGCTTTGGTCTAAACCAGACATAAGTCGAGCATTTGGGTCATACATGTTGAATTTTCCACCGTATTGAACATTACGAAATTTGTCGAATTGTTCTTTAGTAATTTGCGGCTTCAAATCATTACCATACTTCATTGCTCGTTCTTCAGGCGTAGTCATGTTTAACATAGTGTCTTTTTTTACTTCGTCCATGAAATCGTCGTTCATTGAAAATCCTCCTTAGGGCTCAACTTGATTTTATTATAACACACATTCTAAAATGTGTCATAAAAAGTTTCTCTATTCTCGTTGTAAATGCTCAGTATGCGTAAAGCGTGTGGATTTCTAAATACTTGATTCACTGCATAAGTGAAGGCATCAGATGCGTCATTAGGAACAGATGAGTCATAACCTGTTTGTTTTTCGTTCCATATTAGGTTTTCTAATGCTACTACAAGTGGATGTGTATCGTTTACAAAATCATTAGTCGTCCAATTACGATAACCATCAAAATCCATAACGTATACCATATTACGAGCTAACGCGTCTTGCACAATACCGACCATGTCTAATATCGTTTGTTTGCCATATTCATACACATCGATTGATTGGTCTAATGTGTAGCGTAAGACACGTATAAGTTCAGTTGAAGCACTATCAATACTGAAGATGATAGGTTTCTGTTGCGAAAGAAGCAAATATCGTTTGTCAAGATAGTGAAGCCAACGTGTAATGTGTGGCAGTAGTTCCATCGAGCTCTTCTGTCCTGACTTCTGTGGGTCATAATAGAAAGGTTCTAATGCGACCATCTGACCGTTAGCCATCAATGCCATAGGTATGAACACTGTTGCGTCATGCGTAACGGCACCATCTCCACCTATGATAACTGCTTGAATGCGTTGACCAAATCGTATGGCTTTAACTTCGTCTGTGAGGTTTAGTCCTTCTGTCATACCAAATCTTTCTAACAGTGTAGTATATTTAATGAAGTGTTTGTCGCGTTTGAATTGTGGATAGATTGAGCCAAAACCTCCACCTGTCTTACCTAAATACATCCATTCATAACGTAATGGGTCGTATACTTTCATCTTAAGTATTTCTTTTAAGTCTACGTCATTAAGGTATTTCACAATGTCAGTGTAGTCGCTATAGATACATAACCAATCAGTGTCTCGTTTTCTGACATTCCAATAGATATTTACCCAATGTGAATTCTGAGAAGGTGGGTTGAAGAGGTGGATGAACATACCTTTGTCAATATCTAAGTGTCTTCGAAAAGTAGCGTGTGCTTGTTCTAAAGACTCTTGGTCTCGTGTTTGTTGTAGCTCTTCGAACACAACAGCAATGAGTGGATTATGTGGTCTGAATGAGTGAGTGCGATGAATATCAGAACCACCAATACCTAAGAAATAAATATGACTATGTGTTCGAGTGTTTGTAATATGTAGTGGTGCTGTGCGAAATTCGAATTCTGCTTCAAGTCCGTTATCACCTATAAACTTCTGAAATTCTGTGAAAGCTGAGTTCTGTAAGTCGCTATAGCTATCACGAGCTATAACTATATCACGTTCAGGAAAACTCATCGACATAATGACACACATCTGCGCACTGAATGTAGATTTACCTGATGCACGTCCACCTTTGATGAGCACGAACCGCTTAGAGAATTCTAAGATGGGTGAGAAAGGTTTAGCGACTTCTAATTTCATCTTCGAGTTTTTGCAATCGATCGCCATCAGTCTTGTCAGTGACAACGATTTCGATTTGTCTGATTGGCTCTTTGTTCGTAATATCTTGTTCGGTCTTGTCTTTCCAACCGAAGTTATTCTTCAACATAAAAATAATCCCTACAACATTACCTTCGAATAGGCGTTCTTCGAGATACGCTTCAATCACCGTTTTTGCTTTTTTTATCTCTTCCCTGACTATGGCGTCTCCTTCTTCTTCGAGTTTACGGAATTCGGAGCGAGAGATACCTGCATAGACACAAAGGCCAGAAATGGTGGGTTTTCTGAAGAATTTGGTTGTGAGGACATCATTTCCTGCATCATCTTTAAGTTTTTTGCCATCGATTTCGGCAGGAACTTGTTTAGAGATTGATCGGAAATATTCGTTAAAGATTTTAGTGTATTTAGCCAAAAAGAATCACTCCTTCTGGTATTATTATACACTAAGGTGATGAATAGTTATAAGTAATTGATTAGGATAGTGAGTGCAGTTGATTTTGTTTTCGAGATATAGACGTATGAGAAATTGAGTGAGCGTGCTATGGCTTGCACGGAAAGTCCTTCAAGGTAATACATAAGAATGACTGTTTTCATGATAGGTTTAGGAAGTTTATCGATAGCATCAAAGATAGTTTGTATTTGTTGTTGAAGGTTGGATGCGTCAGTGATGTTATGTTTTTGCATCCATAATAATTTTTTTCGTAAAAATTGAAGTTGTTCCATAAGTGAGAATGCACAGTTGTGCATAGTTTTATTGATTTTTTATAAAATAGGGTAGGAAATAAAATTCTATAGAAGATTATAGAAAATGAACCAAACTGTGCCTAACTGTGCATATACCTTTCTATAAATTCTTGAAGAGAGTAGGCTACAAAGGCATTGAAGCCTCTATTTTTCATTAGTTGTATGAATTGGATTTGTTGTTCTGTAGGTTTTCTTGGTTTTATCTTAGTTTCGACGAAAGTTGCTTTGCCGTCAGCTGAAAGTAAGAGAAGGTCAGAGAAACCGACAGGTAAGCCTGTATCGAACCATCTGCCATCGACTGTTTTGACTTTACCGACATTGATACGTAGGCAGATGATGTTATGTTCTCCACACCAGAGTTTGATTTCGTTTTGGAGGCGATGTTCTGGCGTCATGATTTAAGGGATTCAATGAAGTCCATAATTTTGTCTTCAAGGTGTAGGCATTCATAACGACCACTAACGATGTTATTGATATACTGTCGCGTATAATGAAAGTGATGGCCTAAATATTGTTGAGTAAGGCTATGTTGTTTGAGGATTTTTTTGATATAATTCGATTGAGATTTACTGAACATCGTCTGAAAGCTCCACATTAATGAGTGCTGCTTGATAGTCGGCGATAATGATTTCATAGATGGCAATCATATCTTCGTTAGGATTCTTGCGTTTTTTTTCGTTAGAGAGTTTACGTTTGAGTTCTTTGATATAGGTTTTGAGTTTATTTGCTGATAAAGAATTCATGGTTTGAGATGCTCCATTCTTCAGGTTTATATGTATCTGCATCACGTAGGAAGTAAGGGATGGGACGTTTAGTATATTTAGCGAAGCGAAGTTTTTCAGCTTTGTAATATTGCTGATAGGATTTGATAGGGTCATTTTGAACTTGATATTGTTGAGGCATACAAAGAGGAAGAGGTGAAATAGTTGTAGAATAGTTAAGATGAGTTGGGGCATAAGATAACGCATGCAGTAATGAAGAAGACTTATGATGTTTGCCATAACGAATAGTATATTCACGTAAGAGTGCAGAGAATAATTCATAAGCGTAACGATAATTAGCAGTGTTAGTGCGCACCCAAACAGTCATAGGATGATTGGGATACGCAGGCTGATAAATACTATTAGAAGGATTGCCGCAAAGATGGTGTGCAGTGCTGAGCATTTGAGCAGTTTCCACAATCATTTTGCAAACATGTTTGTCGCAATGATATTCGGCTGCTACGCGAGGATTTTTGTCTAAATAGAATAAGTTCATGATAGAACCTCCTTGATGATATTATTGTAATACATGGAAATACAAATTGTAAATAGTTTTTTTAATCGTCATCTCGAACGAAGTCATACCAGTGAAATGATTGTTCTTCGATGAGGAGTAGAGCGGTGTCTATGCATTCTTGAAGGGTCATGTTTTCATTGAAATGTTTCTTAGTTTGAATCATATGAATGACTTCCTTTGGATGCTTAGAATTTTTCATGATGTAGGATTTTTGGTTATCGTTGAGCAATATCATTTGCAATTAACTCCTTGAATAATTTAGTTTTGAATTTCCAACTGTAACGACCTTCGTATTCAATAACGTCTAAGACTTTAGCAGTAAAAGTTAGAACTGATTCGTCTCGAGAATTAAGATTGATATTGAAATTACCTGTGATGTAGCCTTTTTGTTTGAGTTGAGTGACATAACCTGCAACTTGTTTTTTAGTAAGACCTGTTTGAATAGATGCATTTTCTATAGATGTGCTTGCCCAAGTTTCGAATTCATTCCACTTTTCAAAGTTGTTAGAATAGGATTCTGTAGCGAATTCATCCATAAGACCGACTAAGACAGCGACTTCCATTGTGTTGAGATTCATTTTATTTTACCTCCTCAACGTTTAACACTGCGATAGGCATAACTGCTATTTTTCTCATTGCATTCGCTGCGTGTTTCCAGTCATTCGCAATGAGTTTACGACTATACATACGGCTGAAGTCTGAGTAGTAAGAATAAGTGACTATGAATTTTGCCATACTAGTAATAACCAATGACATAACCACCGCGTTCTAAGATTTTTTTGTAAGATTTACCAAACTGTTTTTTCATAGCTGCAGTAGTTTTTTTGTAAGCATCTTTGAAATTCTTAGCAGTGACAAGATGGTCGATATGCCATATTTCTTGATTACTTGTGAGAACGTCTACTGTGATGTTGTATCGAATCATATTCATTTCCTTTCTATTCAACTTCAAACAATTGTTTGAGTTCTTTATGAATTTGTTCTAATGGCTTGCCTTTTTTGAACTTAATAGCAATGATATGCATACGAGCTTCTTCGATGAGTTGTTTGAATGTAAGATTTCCGAAGTTAATTTCAGGATCGCTTTGAATCATTTCTACAATTTGACTAGCTTGTTTCAAACTTACTTTAAACTTTTTACTAATTAGCTTTGCGAATTGAATGTTCATGTTCATTTCCTTTCTTTTTCTGATTATATAGTAATATAGTGATTTGCAAAAGTAAATAGTTTTTTTAATTATTTTTTATTTTGCTAAATACTTTGCAATTCGAGGTGTTGAATCCACTACTAAACCATTAGGATTAAACTCAACGTTTTTAATCCAAACATGAGATACTGATTCATCTCCACTAAACCACGAATCATAGAAAATTCCATCTGAAATAGCAACTACATGTTGTCTATCTCTTAAGAAAACGAAAACTTTACCTTTTGGGTAAAGCTTGCAAACTTGTCGAACTGTTAGACCAAAAACTTTTTGATTAGATTGGTAATTGAAAGCTCTTAAACGAGCTTCAATGTCTGGTGATGTAGTGTAGCCATAGAATTGTTTTTGTCTAAGATACTTACGAGTGAAAATGTATTCACTGTCTAAAATAACTGTAAATGCTCTTGTGACACAATCACCAACTCTGCGACCTTTTGGATGAGGATTATAATAGCACCAGTCTTTGTCTTTTACAAGTTCTTTAATCATACACTTCTCCTTTTCTGATTCTATAGTATAACAGAAAAAGATAAATGTAAATAGTTTTTTTATATTTTAGTTATTTTATACTCGATGTATTTTTTAAGTCTTGGTTTTAATTCCATCACGTTCTTCATAGCTTCTTGCGCAGTTTTAATTCCAAAAAACATTGCAGCATCTGACTTTAGGTTTGTGATTTCATACTTTTCTATATTATGTTGAAAACTAAAGTTGATGTCCTTAACATAATAAGTTTTGCCAATGAAATGTAATTCAATAACATAAATTGATAAGTTCATATTCTTTTCCTCGCTTTCATAATTTGTTTCGCCCAATAATATGGATTTTTGTAGCCTCTTTGTCTTCCTATTTCTACAAGTTGTTCTAAAGACCAAGCTCTAGATTGTTCTTTCTTTTTAGTTCTTCTTTCGAGTTCTTGTATTTTTTGCAATTCAACTTGTTCATCTTGTTCTATTTGTTTTCTTGTCTTACCATTATCGTGTTTGCAATATGGACATATTGAATGAGTTCCTTTATAAACTCTTAAACAAGAACCACATTGTCTGACAATCAAATCTTGAACTTCTGTTTTATTTCTTACAGTAAGTTTATTTTCTAAAGACCAAGCTCTAGTTTCTGTTGGCATTCCGTGTCTGAAAACATTACCCACAAAATCATAGATAATTGCTCGTTTGTTTTCTTGTGGTCTGAGTGCTCTCATTGATTGTTGTATGTATAACGTTAGAGACATAGTAGGTCTTAGCAACATAACACAATCGCAATCAGGAACATCGAATCCTTCACCGATAAGGTCTACGTTGCTTAGTGCTCTTATTTTACCTTCTCTGAATTCTTTTACGATTCTATCTCTTTCGTTTTTTGGAGTTTCTCCATCGAAATGAACAATCCATGGTATTTTTTTGCATAATTCTTTACTAAAGCGTATACTCGGTGAGTAAATAATCGTCTTCCGCGCCTTCGAGAGATACGAGGTGATAGTCCCATAAGCTTTCGCATTCTCGAGGCACACGGTGGCAGCTTCCAAATCGAAATCTGCACCTTTTATGACGAAATCTGCATCTTTTACGTTAATTTTAGGCGCGTAGTAGTCGTATTCAGACAAAAATCCCATTTTTATCAATTCTTCGGGTTCAGGTCCAAGCACTAAATTGTTGAAGATAGTTCCTAATGGTTCGCCATTCATCCTTGCAGGTGTAGCTGTTAAACCTATAATAGGAATGTTAGAATGTTGTTGAATTATTTTCTTCCATGTATTTGCGGTTGCATGATGTGCTTCGTCAAAGATAATCATCGAAGGATTACCTGTCATTTTTTTATAACTTTGCACCATACCAACTTGAATGTTATTCATATCTAAATTCATTCTTTTAAATGTTTCCACTGTTTGGTCTATAAGTTCTTTACGATGAACCATAAACCACACTACGTTATTTGAATTTTTAGATACGTGGTTTTTGGACATATAAGCGAAGCACACGGTTTTACCTGCTCCACATGGAAGAACGACCAATGGTTTTGTTTTTCCATTTACAAAAGACAATCTAGTGTCTTGAATAACGTCAAGTTGATATGGCCTTAAGTTCATTCTTTATTTTCCGTATTAGCGTCGAACACAGTCATAGGTTTTACATGTCGAGTAAATCGTAGTGAAAAGAAGTCTTTGCAGTTATCACATTCAATAACAGTTGGAACTGCAATCATTTTTTGACTTACATACACATGATGAAGAGATTTGCAATGAGGACAGAAGATTCGCATATTATTTTCCAGTGGAATTAAAAGCTCCACTGCCTCGTTCATCACCGAGTTCTTCAACGAATTCAGCGATGACAATTGGAACAATAACTAATTGACCAACGCGTTCGTGTAATCCTACAATGTATTCTTTATCTGAAGTATTGATGACAATAGCGTGAATAGAACCACGATAGCCACTATCAATTGGAGGAATTTGAGCTACAATTCCTTTCTTTGCATGACCGCTGCGTGGTAAGATTAAACCACACATACCGTCTGGAATTTCTACTGAGATTCCTAAGTTGATAGCAGTTGAACTATGAGGTGGTAATAAGACAGAGTCTGGTGAATAGACATCTGCACCTGCATCGTTATAGTGTGAGCGAACTGGAATCATTGCGTCTGGTCGAGTTTTTGTGATTTTAATTTTCATATTATTTCCTCCTTAAAAATCAAATAAACCTTCGATAATTTTTTCTTCGTTAATCATCTTCAAAACTTTTTCGAAAATAACATCATTGTTCAAGTATTTAGAATAGAAATTGAATGCATTGTTTCTAAACTTGTCATACATTTCTTTGTCTTGAGATAATTGATTCATAAGTTCTACTGAAACTTGAGGATTTTCTTCATCTAAGATAACTGTTCCAATATGTTCTTGTCCATATTCGATAAGTGGTTTTCCACCGAGCTTAAACAGTTCAGTCCATCGTTTACGGAAAATAGGAACTGTGCCGTTAGCAATATATTCGAACATTGCATATTCAATAACGTTATCTAAGAACCTATCATCTAAGAGAAGAAGTTCAATTGAGAATTGAGTTTTTCGAAGTCTATACATACCTACATCATTCGTATAAGGCGGAAGAATAAATGCAGGCATATTACGATCGAATGTATAAGTTCCGTCTTGGTCTAGACATAAAGTCACGTCTTTGCGAGGAATTCTATTTGGTGTAGTTTCAACGTATAAATCTCCAAGAACACCAATCGAAAGTTCAATACCTTCAATGTATGTGTTGTAGCCATTTTCTTTGAAGATTGATTCATGTAAATCGCGAACTAACCATGGACCTTTCCAACCTGCACTTCGACCCATGAAGCGAATTGAACGATATTCTTTTTGTTCAAAAGGAATCCACAAAGGCTTATATTCTTCAAAATTAAAACCTAAGATGTCTCCTTCGTCTGGAGTTAAAATGTTATTAGTTGATATTCTACGTTCTCGGCACCAACGCATATAATCACCATCTTTTGAGTGTGTAATTGTTTTGTGCAAGTAATCGAAGAACTTCATGTATTTGTCATCGCTATAAAAGTTTCGAGAAATAGAAGCAGATTTGTGATCGACTTGAATGTAAGCAATAGGTATATTTTTTTCTTTGAGAAGTCTAAGAACTTCTAAGAATCCGTCTTTTGCTGCTTCATCATAGTTAGCAGCAGGAACAGAGAGAACGATAACATTATCACAATCCTTTAACATGTGATATGCTTCCATAAATTGATTTTTGAATTTGAGTTCAATAATTTTATGGTTATGAGATTTGTTTCGACCCCATGATTTATCTTTACCTGCGATTGAAACGCAAGTGTTTCCAGTTTTCACTAAATATTTATCGAGTTCTACAGCGTATTTAGTATTACCTGTTCCTTCGATACCACGACCTAACAACAATCCGTATTTTTTCATATAATGATTTTCAAATCTCTCGCCATTTTTTCGAGAGTTCCTTTCATTTTGTCTTTCATTTGTTCATTATCAGTATTAAGTTTTTCAACTAAAGCTTCTAAGAATTTTGCTTTTTTCTTTAATTCTAAGAAGTCTATAACAAATGGCTTAAACTGACGTTTTTGTTTAATAATCTTTTTAGCTGCTTCGTAATCTTTATCATATAAATGAAGACTAGTCACGAAGTGAGTGTGTTTTCCTAACTTAACTTCTAACGTGTCAGCAATAATCATTTGCAATGCTCTAAAGTAAATAATATCGTATGGAAATCCAAACCAAATGTCATTACTTCTCATTATAGAAGTCATCATAAGTCTATCATTACGGACCATAAATTGAAGTGCAATGGTGCATTGTTCGTCTTTCGTTTGTAGTTTATTATTGTGAGCATAGTTAATGTTAATTACAGCGCGTCTGCTATATGGGTCTAAACTAAGAATCTTCACAACTTGTTCTAATTGGTCGAAGTTATATTTTTTGTGAATCATATAACCATAAGCTGAATTGCTTGTTTTACCATCGTCTGATAAACTATTCCAAAAATTACTAAACTTTGTAATGAATGCTTTGTCATTTCTTCCTGTAAAATACCAGATGAGTTCTCCTAAAGCATAAGATGGACTAAGTTTCCTGTCAGTTAAAGTGACGAATGGATTGTAATAAGCTGGCAAAGTAATCTTAACATTGTTAATTTCACGAGTGTTATTGACTTTTGGAGCTTTAACGAGTTGCTTCAATAAATCTACATAGATTTTATTTATTTTTGTCAGCATAAGCAATTTTCTCCAAAGTTTCAACTATTTTCATGAATTCATCGTCTGTGTAATCGAATACTGAGAATGTTGGAATTCCATACTTTTCTGCAACTTTCATAAACTTTTTGTTAATACGCTTATGATTATTTCTAACTGTTTCATAGATGTCATCTTCATTGTGAGAATTAAGAACTTCATCTGTAGCAGTTAATACAAGAATCACAACACCAAGTTCTTTTGCTTGTTTGAGTAATCGTTCAAAATGATATTTTCCAATTTTTGGTTTTCGATTAAAAAATCGAGGATAGACCATTTCGCCGATAAAATGACGGTCCCAAACTACGTTTGCTTTCCTCATTGATTGAGAGTAAAACGGATAGTCTGAAGGGTCATCTGTTCCGCAATGGACATATTCAAGTCCATACTTTTCAATAAGTTTTTTCGCTAAGGTTGTTTTACCTGTTCCATCACAACCTTCAATTATAAATCTTTTCATTAGATTTCCTCATATTTCTTTCTATTGATATTATATTCTAAGCTATCTTTAAGCTTAATTCCTAGATAATAAGTAGCACCTGCGAATCTTTTCTTTTCGAATTTTTTACTCATGTTTCTTCCGAACATAGTATTAGATATTTGATACTCTTTGTTGATTGAAACGTAGTTGCATAAATTCTGAAATAAGTTTGTGGCTTTTTCCCTATAAGAAGGGTTAATTTCACAAGATTCATCAATCCACCTTTGAACTAAATCCATTTCCGATCGATATTCTTTGATGCTGTCATCAATGGCTGCAGGATTTTCTAAACCTTCTTGTTGCCATTTTAGAGCACCTTCGACTAACCAACCAAGAATTTCAGGTAGTTCTTTTTCTAGTTTGAAAACTAATTCTTTATCACGTTTGTCGTTTTCAAAGATAACATTGAACGGTATAATTTTAATACGTCTCCAAATTCCATTATCAGTTCCTCGTATAATTGGTCTATGGTTTGTTGCCATAAAAATCTTGAAGATTGGGAAGAATTCGAATTCATCACCATATAAGAATCTAGCTACGATTTTTTCTATACCAGAAGTCATCATCTTGATTCTGGATTCGTTGAGTTTATCACCAATTTGTGATTCACTAGTAATAACATTACGAATTCCATTAAGTCTTGCTATTTCTCCAAGGTTAGCAGTTTTGTTATTTTTTTCTAATAACACTTCGATTTCGCTAACTGAACCATAGCTTCCTGCTACTTTGTTAAGAATTTCTAATAAGACCGATTTTCCATTACTTCCGTCTCCTAATAACATAAACATGCATTGTTCTTTAGTGCTTCCTGTAATCGAATAACCCATAATTTTGTGCATATAGTTTATAAGTTGTTCGTCTTCATTAAACACTTCGTTTAAGAACTTCAAGAACTTTTCAGGTTTTTTGTTAGAAAACTTGATTGGACTTATTTTAGATATGAGAAGATTTTTATCATGAGGTATGAGCTCACCAGTTTTTAGGTTAATGATACCATCTTCACAATTAAATAAGAATTGGTCTTTGTCGAAATCTGCGTTTGTGCATGGAATCCCTTCAATATGTTCTGCTTCTTTAAGAAAAGCCTCCTTTCCAGAAGAAGATAATGCACGTTTAACGTTTTTAATCAACATTTGTCTTTGTTCTTCGCTTTGGACCATTAACGCTTGTTGCTTCATGTCCTCAATCATAAGTTCTGCAAAGTTTTTAACGTGATTATAAACATCATGTTGCCAATACTTTCCGTTCCATATCATCCATTTTTTATTGTTAACGTTGAATCTAATTCTATCTCCAAACTTTTCAATGAATCTATGGGCATTTCCTGTATCGTTAAGTTCGTATTCGCTAATGATTACAGTTTGTTTAGAATTGACTACTGCAGAAATTGCAGCTTTAATTGTCGAGTCTCTGTAATCTGTTCTTTGAATCCATTTCTTTTTGTGAGCTTCATCTTTTGAAGCAAAGTAAGGACTATTTCTAAAGTTTTCGTCGATGGCGTTATAATTTCCATTGAGATAATAGGCCAACTTATTACACAAAGCTAAATCTAATTCGCTTTCGTTTGCACCGGAACCTGGAGCAATTGAATTCCACAATTTGTTGAATTTAGCGTCTTTTTTCAGCGCATTCTTAAGTTGTTCAATATCGTAGGAAGAATCAATTTTTTCAAGAAATGCTACGTTTTTCTTTTTCATATATTTATTAAGAATGTATGAAATATCGACAGTAGCTATTTCACTTTGAAAAATTGCGTTTCCTGTAATAGTCACGAACTTATTTGTGTTATCGCTGATGTAGATTTCTAAACCAATATTTCTGTTGTTGATGTAGTATGAATTTTTGTCAATAACATTATTGGTTTTGAAAATGATTCTTATACCTTTACCAGATGGACTAGTTTCGGTATAGCTTTGCATATAGTCTATAATCTCTTGAGCAACATCACTGATTTTGCCATTTTCATCAATACAGTTATCAATATCAATGGCGCTAAATCCATTGAAAATACCTAAACCTAATCCACCAACCATTTTACCATCTTCGCCAAAAGCATAATAGTTGCTGAGAACAGTTAGTGCTTGTGAGTAAGAATGGAACGTTGATGGATTATTAGATTTAGCGTAGTCTCCAGTGAGCGTGTCAAATGGAATCTTACCTTTTTCAGTCAAGCGCCAGCAACACCATAAGGCGTTTTGTTTTAATTCATTCGGTAAAGAATTCCAAAGCATACATTATACCTATTAAAACGGTAAATCTTCGTCTGCTATTTCAATGATGTCTTTTGCAGTATTGACAGGAACGTTTTGGGCGCCGGGTAATTTTTTACGTTCTGGAACTTTGATTTTTCCTTCTTGTAATGCTTTGATGCTACGAATATCGACTGGTTTGAGACCAACTTTGACTTCGTTAGTCACGGCATCTTGATATTCTTCTTCGCCAAAGACTACAACAAAATTCTTACCAACTAAATCTTGTTCGTTCCATTTCCATACAAATCCTTCGTTGGATTTTTCAATTGCAGTAATAAAAGACTTGAACCAAGTTAAGGCGCTTTCTTTATAAGAACGAATCACTGTTCCTAAGTATGGCCATTTGTCTCCAACAACTTGAGCACCGAAAGTTCCTTTGAATTGACCTTCAGTAATATCGAAATAGACACGTAAGTAGCTTCGATCAGGCACGTCTTCGACTTTCACTACTTTAGCTAAATAAATACCAGGAGCAAGTAGTGTGTTGCTTTCCTTGATTTCAGACCAGTTTCCTATAGTTTTCATAATTCCTCCTTATAGGTTGTAGTATGTTCGAACAGTAGTATCTACTAACTTCAAATCATTATCGATTTTTTCGTCTTTGAACATATCGATGGGTGTTTTTGTGACATCGAATCCGTTCGACTGAGTTGCAAATACATACTTTCCGTCTTCTTTAAGTGCACGTAATACAATCGTAAACATACCTTCAATGCAGACTTTATCATCTAACATTTTACCGATAGTTTTTGGTTTCACATCTCCCATATCGTTCTTTTCTTCGTGCATAAACAAGTAAACGATTTTTTCGTTGGGTAATTCGTGAATAATAAATTGAATGAGCTGCCAAAAGTTATCACCTAACGAGTTATAAAGTTCGAAGATTTGACCACCTTTGCCACCGCTATGACCACGCATGAATTGGTTAGTAATTAGATAACCTGCATCGTCGATAACAAGCGAATTGACTTTGCTTTGTAAGAGTAAAGCTTTGATTTTGGCGTAATCATCAGTCTTAATATACTTAAGATTGTTTTTGAACGGAAAGGGTTTTCCTAACACATTCATAATACCTACTTCGTTTTCTCCGAAGTTTCGTAAAGAGGTGGATTTGCCAGAACCACTTTTACCTAACACAAGAATTGGTAATCCCATAGTTTTTATTCTCCTTTTACGTTTTTGTGATAGTGGTCGCAAAACTGATTGACTGGGCAGTAGTCTTTACAACGTTTGTCTTCGCCTTTTCTAAATTGAATTGTAGCTTTAGGTTCTTCAAACTTGATAAAGTTTTCTGCTTCTTCTTTAGTATCAAATACACGTATAGCAGTCTTGCGGTTTTCTTTGACTACAGCGTATTTGTCTCCGGTATTCCAACGTTCTTCTGCTGAGCACAAAGGTAGTTCTTCATCAGGTAATCTTTCTGATTCCATGAGTTCAGTGATTCTTTTTTTGATAAAGAATTCAATATCTTCGATGTCTGCGCTAGAAACATTATATTCCCAAGTGACGATTGGATTTTCAGGATAGTAGTCTCCTTTAAATTCAGCTCGTCGTTTATCACCTGCGTTCCAATCTTTTAGTAAAGCGTGAAACTTAAGTGTTTGGACAAACTTTCCTTGCTTTCGTAAAAGCCAAGAATAGATTAGTCCTTGTTTTTTCCAGTCTTCGAAATCTTTATAAATCATTTTCCACACAGATGCAGTTTTGTAATCTTCTAACGAATATGTTTCTTCGTTATACAAATCCGCTCGTCCTGTTAAGTAATAATCATCTAAGACTTCTTCTCGAAAACTGATTTCGGAGTTTCCTGTTTCGTCATGTTCTTCCATAATTTTATGAACAGCCGTTCCAAGAATCATCCATACCATATCGCTAACGTCCATTTCTATTTCACCATCGTGTCTTCTTTTCAATAAGATTTCACGTGTAGGTGCAAGTATAGTTGTAGCGCTATAGTCTTTTTCGTTCCATGGTTTTTGATTCTTCAGTGCGAAGTTTTCCAAGGCTTTCGGTAATTTTTTCTTATTAGTAATCTTCATCGTTCCTCCATCATCTTTCTCAAGACTCGAGTTTCCATATTCGTAAACCGGCTTATTGCCTTTAATACCTTCGGACCTGCTTTCCGCCCATTCTCTAAATTAGATATTGTGACCAAACTTAACCTTAAAGCATACGCTAGTTCTTTTTGTGTCATAGCTTTATCTAATCGAGATTGGCGGACTAAGTCCGCTAATGACATAGATTTCCTCCTTTCTAATCTAAATTATTCAAACTTTTTGTCGTGTTTGAACGCAAGAAATTCAAGTTCTGCTGCGAAACGATTCATACGAGAAGCTTCGTAATCCATATTGAATGAATCTTCTTTCGTATGGAATTCTGCAACGACTGATTTAACTTCGTGAATTTGCTTTGTTAATTCAACAATACGGTCAGCTAAGGTTCGAAGTGTTGCAGACAGATTTTCTTCAGTAATCTTTCCCATAGTTTTTCTCCTTTCATGATTCTATTATACAACTGTTTTTGTCTTTGTAAATAAAAATGTTAAAAAAAATGTAAATAAGTTTTCGAAGCTGTCTTACATAGTTGTGTATAGTTTAGTTCATTTTTTATAAAATACACAAGAAAATAAAATCTTATAGAAGTTTATAAAAAACAGCCTAAACTATGTTCAACTGTGCATCTTGTCTATTTTTCTTCCAAAGATAAAATCTCTTAATAACACTAATGCTAAAATCTAAATCACCGAGTGCGATCTCGTCAACGAATTCCTTGCTCAAATATGTTCCATTAACATAGTTCATCAAGATGCCTAGGATGCGCACCATGACATCTATAATGAGAATGATACTAAATTCTAATACAGCGGTAATTAAGAATGATGCCCAGAAGGCAGTAAGTGAAATAGATAAGACATAACCTGGTAAAACTTTATGAAGCCACCATCTATATTTATCTCTTCCTGAGTGTTTATCGATGAGTCCGTTATTCATAGCAAGTTTTCCAGTAGATAAAATAGAACCTGAATAAACCATAGGGAAATCTATGTTAGCGAACTCTAGATTTTGAGCAATATAGTCTTCTGTTCTTTCCGATTCAAGTTGTTTTATTTTACTAATCTTTTTGTTCCATTCTTCTTCTTTTCCCTTAAAGTATAGTTTTCTTTCTTCAAGTGTCATTGTGTTTTTAAGTTTGTTAATTTTATTGTCTAACACATTAAGATACATCTTTCGCTTTCTTTCTAAATTGAATTCAATAAGAAATTCTTCGAACAAATTAGGGTCTTCTGTTTGAGCAAATTCACTAATTGTGTTTTCTCTGTCAGAAAGTTTTTCATTGTTTTCTTTGAATTTAGGAATTCCCATTGTGATAGAAGATGCGAGAGCTATAACGTTAATAATGACAACTGTTAACGTCGAAAACCAAAATTGACCACTTAAAAGGACATTAACGTCAAAGTCAGCTTGAATAAAAGAAAAAAGACCAGTAAGAAAAAACGACGCGAATAATAAGATGACGCTAACTATGGCATGAAGTTTCAGTTTTACTTTCATTTTAGATTTCCTTTCCAACTAATAATCTAAAAAACAATGCTATGATATTTGACACTGAGGACCACAATGTAATAAACTGAAGTTTATCTATGTGGTCTTCTGTAATGTTAAGAATAAAGAACAAGAACAGCAATACGAATGGTGGCATTATATTTGACAAGAAATACTTAAGCTGACTATTTTTAGAAGATATGACATAAGCTTTGATTCGTTTACTTAGTCCTAATGCAATCACCAAAATTACGAGAATTCCCCATCCGCTTACACTGGAACTTATTTTATTAGGGTCATTTGTGAATAATTGGTATTGAGTAGCAATCAATATGATTGGAACTACAATCGCAAAGAATACATCCAGGACGTTAAATAACCAAAAGCGTTGTTGCTTGGTTAATTGTGTCATGTTATTCTCCTTTGAGTTTCGCTAAATTGCTTACGATTTCTTTTGCAGTTTCTATAACTGGAGCTGATTCTAAAACTTTTTTAGCTTTCGCAAATACTTCACCATCAATTTCTGGTTTTTTCATATCTGCTACAATCTTAGCAATTTTAGCTTTAGCTTCATAACTAAGTTTGCTGTTTAGAAAAGCTTCTGCGAATAACAAGTTTTGTTTTTCTAACATAGTTAATAATTCACGATTGTAATTTACCACAACTGACATTTGATTTTTAAGTTCTTGGTATTGTGTTTCCTTAACAACTACAGCTTTCTTAGCACTGTAAGCTTCTAAAGATTTTGACCTATTCATAAAAGTCACGAACACACCCATGATTGTAATGGCTGCAATAGATAAACGTGTGAATTCTTCACTAGATAAATAAGCTGCTGCTTGTTCGATAAATTCGATAATTCCTGTCATAAGATATTTCCTTCCTCTTCAACTTTTTCGTTGAGTTCTAATACGGCTGCTTTAAGCATTTCCAAAGCTTCGTCTGTCTTGACGTTTTTTTCTTGAAGCAACTTATTAGCAGCTTTCAATATTTCTATTTCATCTTTCAATTGTGATACCTCAGTGTTCAATGTGTTGATTTGAGATAACAATGTAGCATTATTCAATATGAGATTTTCTGGTTTTATAAATTCATATAAACCTTTTTTAGAATCTACACAAATGAAAACACCTTCAGCTAAACCAGTTTGAAAAGCTTTAGATTGTGCTTCTATAATTTCGTTTGCTAATCCAACTGCTTTTTTAGTTATCATTTTTTACCTTCTTCTTTTAATTGCTTTTCTGCTTGTTGTTTAATGTTTTCAATAAGCGTTGCGACTTGAGCGTATGGGAGTTGCGATAATGCGTTAAGCACATATTGCACTTCTTCTACTTTCAATTCAAGTTTAATCATTTTGACCTTCCTCCTTTTCTAAGTTTTCAAACTCAACAACGGTAGTTCTCCCACAACGCACTTTACCAACAAGTTCTTTTGGTATTTCTCGTTCTCCAAAAGGTTGATGTGAGGAGTGTATCGCTACGATAACACCTTGTTCGTTTTCTTCATATTGATAATAAATTTCCATATTATTCTCCTTAATAATTGATACCATAGATTTTCACATTAGTAGCATTACGAAGTTTAATGTCTAATTGTGTTCCATCGGTGTTATTTCTAAATACATAAGCACTTGCGATAGTTCCACCATCATCAATACACACAGCACCAACACCTTCTCGGTCTTGTCCTGCGTTTGCGTAAAGTAAATCGGAAACGGGTAATTTAGAAACACCCCAAATAATTTCATCGCTATTAACATAAAGTTCAACACGAATTTGGATTTCATCAAAACCATCAATGTCGCTAACGGTTAATGTTCCATCGGTTGTTCTTGAACCCAACAAAGTATAGGTTGGAATAACACTCGCACCACTAAAATTACCATCTTTGTCGATATAAGATTTTTCAACACCATTGAATTGGAACGATACAATTTTACCCGTAGAAGAAGCATTTTGTTGATTTACAATTAAAGCAGTATTAGCGTCAGCAACATTTCGTGAAATAGTAGTTCCCGTTGAACCAAGCGTGACCGAAGAATTGTTTGAGTTGGAAACATTTAATATACTCGCAAACCTTGCCGAACCACTTTCTTGAACCCAAGCAACGGCACTACCTGCTTTTTGCCACACTTGTATATTGCCCGTAGCACTTGCGTTTTGTAGATTGACAA